ACTTCTTCAACCAATGCAGTTCTTAAGGGTATCATTACTGGTGTTAGCACAAACAGCAATGATGGTTCTAAGTCATATGTTGATGTAAGAGTTGTTGCCAGAACACTCGCAGTTGGTGGTGGAAGTACCTCTACAAATATTGATTATGCAGAGAATGATCCTACTGCATCATTTACTCTAACTGGCGCTGGTTCCAGTGTAGTTATCAGCACTGTTAACACTTCTGGTGTTGCAGTTACATCTAACACTTGTTTTGCTTTAGAAGATTGGTATGATCAACAAATTCTTGACCTAACTAATACAACTCTTTATTGGAAGGCACTAGCTCCAAAACCAACAAGTAACTCATATGTTACTGATCGTGGTGGAAAGAACGATGGTATCCATATCGCAGTTGTCGATGATCTTGGTACTATCACTGGTTCTTCTGGAAATCTTTTAGAAGTACACCTGAATCTTTCTAAAGCATATGATGCTGTAAGAGATCAAAGATCAGTATTCTACAAAGATTACATCCGCGACAACTCAAACTATATTTGGATTGGACGTAACCAGTCAAGTTCATATGTCGCTAATGTAGGTAACGTTGTTCCAACAATCTACCCAACTTCATCTGGGTTCACAACTGCTGGTACAAATACTGGAGTAAGTCTTGGCGATGGTCTGTGGGGTCTTCCTGCACAAAATACTACTTATTCAGTTGTTGGTAACAAAGGTTTCAGACTGATTGGCGGTAAAGACTATCAAGATTCTGGTAATAACAACGGATTTGAGGCTAAACTAGGTGACCTGGTAAATGCCTACGAACTCTTCAACGATGTTGAAGGTGTTGAGGTAGATTACTTACTCATGGGTCCTGGTCTCAGCAAGAAGTCAGAGTCTCAAGCAAAAGCAAACTACCTAATTTCGATTGCTGGACAAAGAAAAGACTGCATGGCAGTTCTTTCTCCTCATAGATCTGATGTTGTTAACGTATCAAACTCAAATGATCAAACAGACAACATCCTTGCATTCTATGGTCCATTAGCATCATCTTCGTATGCAGTATTTGATACTGGATACAAATATACTTATGATCGCTTTAATAATGAGTTCCGCTACATCCCAACCAATGGAGACGTTGCTGGACTAATGGTTAGAACTTCTATCTTTGCATATCCTTGGTTCTCACCTGCTGGTCAACAGCGTGGCATTCTGAACAATGCTATCAAACTAGCATATAATCCAACCAAGGCACAAAGAGATCGTCTCTATCCTAAGAGAATTAACCCAATCTCCAATCAACCAGGTATTGGTATTCTTCTCTTTGGTGATAAGACTGCTCTTGGATATGCTTCTGCATTCGATAGAATCAACGTTCGTCGTCTGTTCCTCACCATTGAACAAGCACTTCAAAGAGCAGCACAAGCTCAACTCTTTGAACTCAATGATGATATTACAAGATCTAACTTTGTTAACATTGTTGCTCCATACCTCCGCGACATTCAAGCAAAGAGAGGTCTCTATGACTTCTTAGTTGTTTGTGATGAAACAAACAACACTCCAGATGTCATTGACAATAATGAGTTTAGAGCGGACATTTATCTGAAGCCCGCTAAGTCGATTAACTTCGTCACACTCACCTTTGTTGCCACCAGAACTGGTGTCAGCTTTGATGAGGTTGTAGGTCGAGTTTGATTCTTACCCAAATCTACTTAACGGAGAAAAAGAACAATGGCAAACTTAAGAACCATCTCTCAATTTAAAACTAGACTCGCAGGTGGTGGTGCTCGCCCCAATCTCTTTGAGGTCCACATTCCAGCATTCCCTACAGCAGCAAACTCTGCTGGGGCAAACTGGTCTGGAGAAGTACAAGAGGATTTCAGATTCCTCTGTAAGGCAGCTGCTCTGCCTGCATCTAATAATGGCGTTATTGATGTACCTTTCAGAGGTCGTATCCTGAAAGTTGCTGGTGATCGCACATTCGATACTTGGACTGTAACAATCATCAATGATGAGGACTTCCTTATCAGAACTCAGTTTGAGTATTGGATGAATGCGATTAACAAACTCACCAACAACTCTGGTGCAACTAATCCTGCTTCCTACATGGTTGATGCTCATGTATCTCAACTTGGTAGAGCACAGGTAAAAGAAGGCACTTCAAACAATGCCACCACTGCTGCACAAACTGCTCTGAGAACATATACGTTCAAGGATATTTTCCCAACTAATATTTCTCAGATTGATCTTTCTTATGATACTGGTGATACCATTGAAGAGTTCACTGTTGAGTTCCAAGTTAACTACTACACCGTTGGTGGTAACATGGAAGCTTCTAGTGGATCTGACACTGTTGCTGGTGATCAGTCTAACGTTGTTGTCTCGTAATAAAGGAATAATAGAGTAACTAAATAGTAAAAAGCTACACTCAACTTATAATGACAAAACTATTTGGTTTCTCTATTGAAGATAACGAACCAAAATCACCTACTACACTTTCCCCCGTTCCTCCTAATAATGAGGACGGGGTTGACCATTATCTGAGTAGTGGGTTTTTTGGTTCGTATGTTGATATTGAAGGAGTTTATAGAACTGAGTTTGATCTCATCAAAAGATATCGTGAAATGGCACTCCATCCAGAAGTTGATAGTGCCATTGAAGATATTGTTAACGAAGCAATCGTTTCAGATTCAAATGACTCACCTGTTCAGATTGAGTTATCAAATTTGAATGCAAGTGATGGTATTAAGAAAAGAATAAGACAAGAGTTTAAGCATATTTTAGACTTATTGGATTTTGATAAAAAATCTCATGAGATTTATCGTAACTGGTATATTGATGGTAGACTCTATTATCACAAAGTTATTGATATAAAGAAACCAGAAGAAGGTATTCAAGAGTTAAGGTACATTGACGCAATGAAAATGCGCTTTGTTCGTGAAAATAAAAATAAAATGGATGATAATCAGCGTCGTTTATCATCTGTTGCAAATCAAAATCCTTTGGAATATGCTTTTCCAGAAATTGAAGAGTACTATATTTACACTCCAAAAGCATCTTATCCAATAGGAAATCCAACAGCAGTAAGTGCAGATAAGGGTATTAGATTCGCAAAAGATTCTATTACATATTGCACTTCTGGATTAGTAGATAGAACAAAAGGCACAACACTTTCATATCTTCATAAGGCAATCAAAGCAGTTAACCAATTGAGAATGATCGAAGATTCTCTGGTTATCTACAGATTGTCTCGTGCTCCAGAAAGAAGAATCTTCTATATTGATGTTGGTAACTTACCTAAGGTAAAAGCAGAACAATATCTTCGTGATGTTATGATGCGTTATCGTAACAAACTTGTATATGATGCAAATACAGGTGAGATTCGTGATGATAAAAAGTACATGGCAATGCTAGAAGATTTCTGGCTTCCACGTAGAGAAGGTGGTCGTGGTACTGAAATTTCAACTCTTCCTGGTGGACAAAATCTTGGCGAAATCACAGATATCGAATATTTTAAGAAAAAACTTTTCCGTGCTTTAAATGTCCCACCATCAAGAATGGATGGAGAGGGTGGATTCAATCTCGGTCGTTCATCAGAAATTTTAAGAGATGAACTTAAGTTCACTAAGTTTGTTGGACGTTTGAGAAAGAGATTCTCAAATATGTTCAATGATATGCTCAGAACTCAACTTCTTTTAAAAAATATTGTCACTCCAGAAGATTGGGAAGTAATGAGTGAGCATATTCAATATGATTTCTTATATGACAACCACTTCTCTGAACTTAAAGATGCAGAACTATTGACTGAAAGATTGAATCTTGTTTCAACTGCGGAACCATATGTTGGCAAATATTTTTCACAAGATTACTTGCGTCGTAAGATTCTACGTCAAACTGATGTTGAAATTCTTGAGCAAGATGCACTAATCGAAAAAGAAATCAAAGAAGGAATCATTCCAGATCCAAATGCTCCCGTTGATCCAGAAACAGGTGCTCCTTTAAATGGTGGTGACTTAGGTGCTCCAATAAATGAACCTGATTTAGAATCTCAAGGAGCAGCAACTGAAGCACCAGAATTACCTAAGGGTGGAGAAATATAATAAATATAAAAGTGTTATATCTTTATGTCAATGGATGATCTTTTAGATATGGTGGTGAGCGATGAGTCACCATCTCAAATTAGTGACGAAATCAAAAATTTACTTTTTGCAAAAGCTGCAGAACGAGTAGATGCTTTTCGTCCAGAAGTTGCCAACAGCATGTTTGGAGAACAAGAAGTAGATGATTCTGAGGAAGAAACTGAAGAATAAGCGGTATTTATAAATAACTAGTAAATGAACTTTAAACTATAATGGCACATAGACCAGTTGGTATTTCATCTTCAATAGCAATAAGTGCAACTTCTGCACAGTCTTCAGCATTTTCTGTTCAATCAGATGTTCTAAGACTTGTTGCTGTTGGAGCAGGAGCTCATGTTGCGATTGGAACGGAACCAACTGCAACCACTGCTAGTTATTATATTGCAAGTGGGCAATCAGCAACTCTTGCATTAACCAAAGCATCAAATAGAGTTGTAGGTGTAATCACTGGAACAACGACTACTATCATTTTCCCAGAAGGTACTCAGTGTCCATTTGGTGTTGGTGATTATGTTAGTCTGACTGCAAGTGGACAAGATTACTATAACTTTACACATCAACCAGTTACAGCAGTTGATACTTCATCTAGTTTTAATGGATATCATCAAACTAGATGCACAATCGGAACTAATACAAGTGGGATTGTAACTGCATTTTCCTCACCAGATGC